GGAGAGGGAGGAGGCGATGGCGATATATACATTCCCGGAATCGGTGCATTTAAATAACTCATTTGGATACACTTTAGCGCGCCAATGTACGTCTTGCCCGAACCATATCCACCGATTAGAAGAACAATCCGATTCTCTAAATCCCAAAACTTCCGTTGATGTTTTAGCATATTGTCTTTTTTTATTCGGAATATCACTCAATTATAATCTCATCCTTTGTAATATGTTGTTCAACTCTTTCAAGTGCTTTACCTTCTGTTCTATCTGCTATAAACTGAACCGCCCAAGACTTACCTTCTAAAGCATATTGAAATACGCGATGCATTACTACATCCAACTTGGTCAATCCGTTTGTACTTCCTTCTTCTTCGCCAATCTTGCGTAATATGTCCGGTATTGATTGACTTCCTTTAGGCCTACCTTTACCAACTGAAGCGGTGTTTCCCGCTACAAATTGCCCTTTATTATTCCGATTTTCACCGTTTTCAATCGGCATTTTTAATTCTTTCTGCTTTGTTACCAGTATAATCTTCCCAACGCTTTACAATTACATCACAGTAATTTGTATCAATCTCCATACCATAACACTTACGATTAGTCTTTTCACAAGCGATTAGAGTTGAACCAGAGCCAAGAAATGGATCAAAAACACTATTTAATTCCACTAACTTTAAACACCATATAAAAACTTCCAATGGCTTTTGTGTTGGGTGTTCCTTTTTTTCACCAGACCAATGATGAGATATATGTCTTGTATTTTTACCAAGATTTGTCCAAGCCAGTTCAAATTCGCTAAAGCTTAACCCATCATTTTTTTTATGCCAACAAAGCCAATCATTATTTATTGGTAAAATATCTGTAAAATAATTACCACCCCATATAATCATTTTATTGCAATATGATAATAATTTTTCTATTTGTGGCTTTTTGCTATCCCAATCTCCTCTGTAATATTCTTTTTTTCCCGTACCAAGTGTCATTTTATCTGCATTGATGCCATAAGGTGGATCAGTAAGTAATAATTCAGCCATCTGCCCATCCATTAAACGTTCAACATCTTCCTTCTTTGTTGCATCGCCACATAATAAACGATGTTCGCCTAATATCCATAAGTCGCCCGGTTGTGTAATGGATTCTTCAACCTCCGGAACTTCGTCATCTTCAATAAGTCCATTAACTTGTTCAGGCTCTTTAAATTGTAATTCATCTTCACTAAATCCCCAATCAATCAATTCACCAACGTCAAAATGATTGGCTAACGCGTCCCAATCCCATTGACCGGTATTTTTATTTAATCGAACATTTAATTCTTTTTCTTTATCCGGTGTTAGATCAACCTCAACACAAGGAACGTTTTCATATCCTAATTCTTTTGCTACTTTTAGTCTTTGATGACCGCCAACTAATATATTCTTACGTTCTTCGTTTATATTAACGATTAAGGGATCAACAAAGCCAAAGCGTTTAATTGAATCTTTTAAGTCTTGATGTTGGTCTTTTGTTAGTTCCCGAGGATTGTATTCTGCAAATATCAAATTATTTACGTCATATTGTTTGGTTGTGAGTTGACCGTTTGGCATTATTTACCAATAATTCTTTGTGCTATTCGATGCGATTGGGCGAAAGTTTTGCCTTTGCGCATTTCAGTTGCCATCTTTGATAAGTGTCTTTTTGTATGGTGTACCATATGTGATCGCATTTGTTGCCTTTGCCTTGCGGTCAACCCGTTTAAATTGATTCCTGTTAGATTACGAGCCAAAAATTACATCCTTTTGATGGTGTTCTTTTTACCCGCTTTAATTTTCATTTTATTTTTTTTCTTCTTTTTCTTTGGGTTTAATTTACCCATTCCGTAATGACTTGGCATTTATTTTCTCCTTCTTCGTTTTAAAGCTGCACGTCTTATATCCGTGTCGTGTTTTCTAGTTCCTCTGACCATTGAATTAACTCTTGCCATTGCCCAAGTTGACATTGTTGCACCGCTTCTCGATCCCGCTCCAAGAAAAGCACCTTGACCGCGACGGTACGATTTTTTCAAGTCTGTTAGGTTGAACAACTTAGATTTCTTAGCTTTTGCGCGTAATGATTTAACAACGGTTGCGCTTAATGGTTTACGCCTTACTGCCAAGTTTGATCCTTCTATTAATTAATGATCTTGGAACTCTTTTGCCTTCCTTATAAAGTTTTGATATCTGTTTTATTACTCGCGCAAGTTCTGCGCGTTTTGCACCTTTTACGCCTGATAAATATTTTTTTGGTAGTCCGGTTCTTTTGTCTTTGATTGCTTTGCGTACTTTAGCCATTTGATTTCTTTAATACTGATTGCGCCCAACGACGACCGGCGTTTCCTCCCCATAGTCCCCAAGCTATTGATGCGCGACTTTTAGGATCGCGTCTATTTCTACGTTCTGCGGGTGTGTCGTGACGAGCGAAAAAGCTTGTCATTCTTCTAACGGTTGCAAGTGGTATGTTCTTTCCTGATGATAGATCACGTCCACGAGCTACACCGACCGCAGTTCCGCCTTTACGTGATTTTGGAACCTCGCGTCTTGTTTGTAATGCCGTACGTGCCGCCCTTCTAACTGATAATGGAGGAATTGGCATATTTAAAATATCCTAACCGGTTAAGATTATTTTCTTGTTTTTCTGTCTTTCGCCTTCGCCTTGTATGTTTTGCCATAATTGCGAGTAGGGAAACAAATCAACCCTCTACTATATTGGGGTAAAAGTTTAAAGATTATGGATTGAAATGACGTGTTTTTTTACAAGCTTGATAAAAGTTTGTTTTAATTGTACTTACGCTTTTACCTTGTAGTTCAGCGATTCCAACAAATGAAAATCCTTGCACTATCCTCATAAAAACAATCTTTTTTTGAATATCCGTCATATTTTGCCACCATTCACAAGTCCATTTAGCAAACTTTCTTTCGTCTTTGTCAAGGTTGTCATAAAACTGATTGTGTTCCATAACCTCCTTGACTACGTTTAGTCTTTTTATGGCGATTTTTGCCAAATCTGCGGATTCTTCGTCGTAACCTTGCATCACTTTATTGATTGTAATATCACTTTTACTAATACCAAGACACCGATTAAGCCAATCCAAAGCATAATAATTCCAAAACCCAATTTAAATATGAAGTTTGCGATATCTAATAAAATACCCATTAAAAGAAATCATCCTTTTTTGGTTTAAATGTGCTTTGGTAAACGTGGTGAGTCATTCCTTTGTCTGTCTTTTCTTTATTTTTAGCGATTACAATATTCGCCCAACCGTTTTTATTTTCAATTTCTTTAAGTTGTTCCATAAATTCACTGACCTTGATTCCCGCGTTTATTAGCGAACCGCCGTCATCGAATACAACTTCTTTCAAAGTAATTCCGTTTATGTAGTTTTTTTCTTGCATTTTAACTCCCATTTTTATTGGGGACAATGAATGCGCCAACATTATCACTTAAACAAATGTAATTAAAATAATTTTCAATCACATAGATTATTTATTTAAGTTATTTGTCCCCATTGTTTTCAATTAATAATTCTAAATATTTTTTAGCCTTTTTTAAATCTTGTAGTCCGTCTTTCTGTTTATACCTTGTAATATATTTTATAATGTTTCCTTCGCAAAATCCCATATCGTGTGAAAGTATATATTTGGTCGTTTCAATACCCTTTTTATAATATTTTGGATTTATTGGATCAGATGCCACAATAACCTTCTTCGCACATAAAAAGCTCTTCTTGGTCTTCTTGTAAATATGCTTCTTCTATTGGTTTTCTACTACTATGCAAATATAGCTTATCTCTTAAACCTTTATTTATTAAAGAATTTCTTATTGCTTTGTCTATCTTAATAACTTTTTTCCACTCTTTAGGATAATTCAATTTTATATCTTTCCAAGTAGGGTTTGAATGAAAAGGACAAAAAATACAAGCTGATTTTTTTATATTATAAAATTTATATTTTTCTAAAAATTTTACACAATCTTTGCGGTCAATTCTTTTATCAATAAGTGGATATTCATAAGATACATTGTACAATGATGATGTTTTCATTCTTTGAATTTCATCCATTGAAATACCAAGAAATATTTTTGTTGGTTTCATTCTTTGATATTTTTTTAATCCGTGCAATCTTCTGACTTCTTTCATTACAACATCAATTTTGTATTCTGCGGTACATTGTCTTCGTACCATACCACCCGATTCAGAAAAAGCGGGTATACTTGCAATTCTTGTATTAATGTCTTTTGCTTTTAATATATCCTTGTAATATGATTTTTTCTTTTTTATTAATGGGATTCCATTATTTTCTTTTTGCCAAATATTTAATTTTTTCCATAAATCATATGTATCGGGTAGTTCTGCGCCCGGATCGGCAAAAATTGCATAATCTGCTCGTTCTATTTAATTTAAACTGCTCATTAAATACATTGCAGTTGATTGTACTCCCAAACCAAGTGAAATAATTTTCATTTTGGAACGCTCCGAATATTTATTTGAACGGGATTTACATTCTTTTTGTGTCTTATATATGGCGTTTTGCATCCCGTACAGCGATACACCGGGAATTTGTTTGCAGTAGTAAAATAAAACGTTTCTAGTTCTTCTAAGTCCTCACAACCGCAATTCGGGCAAACATCAGCATCCATCAAGACACCAAGATTAGGATGATTCTTCATATATGGTCTTATTTTTAAATATACTTCTTCAAGTCCAATGACATCGTGCCGATTGTAGCTTTCCATAAGATCAAGCGATTTTTGGTCGCCCTTCATACAATCAACCCAAAGGTCAAAAGATGTTTCAAGTTTGTTTTGCAATTCAAAATGTTTAGTCAGGTAATCTTGTTTATATGAAACAAAAGCAAATTCACGCCGGGCAACTTTTAACGTATCAATCGTTTTATACGGTGATGGCGGTTTTATGTCGTTATCAATAAAACGCGCGTTTAGTTTTCTTATATCAAAGCGGTCAAGATTGTGACCGATTACAATGTCGGCTTCGTCTAATAATTCCCAAATAGATTGCAAA